CCCGCCAGCGCAGCTACTTTGTTTTCGTCCGCGCCCGGGAAAGTAGCCTTTAATCGCTCAATTTCGGCGGTCAACTCTTCATTTTGCAAGATTTTTCACCACCTTGAAATTTCAAAAACAAAAAGTCAAATTTTCCTTGTGTATCGCAAAGAGGCCCATATCCAGTAAATCATCTATCGAAATTTTTCCGGCAAGAGGGGGGTTATCCTTTAGCTACACTTTTGGCCTTTGAAATTTTTTCTCTCCGTTTTCTTCATTCCACCATTTTGTTAACTCTTCCGGAATTGGCATCTCGAGAAAAAGGAAATGATCAATTAATTCCTTCAATTTTTCTTTCTTAGTCTTGACCGCCAATCCATCCTCAATAGTGCATTTAAACATTGCCATTATGACCCCGTCCTTTCATATGTCGCCCACCAATCGGTGATGTACTGGTCCCACTTCTCCGGCCGTCCGCTCTCGCGCCGACGATCAAGGCATTCCCGCATTGTGCTTTCGCAGTAGATCAACTCGGCTCCCAGAGTTTGCGCCAACCGCTCCCGATCATATTTGTCTGGGTATCCTCCGATTACATACGCATCGTACCACTGGCCGTGCCGTGTCTTGATCTGATCCATCAGATTATCACGCAAAGCAAATACGTTAAATCGGACGTTATCCGGCTTACTGTATTCGTGCTGCATGGTGATTGCGGACCATAAGCGATCAATATCCAGCACAATATCTCCCGCCCTCATCATCTCGCGTACCGCAGAGGTTTTACCGGACAAAGGAGAGCCCCACACAATATAAACATGCTTTTGATGTCCAAAGCGCCGATGCTCTTTGTTATGGCAATCGAGACATATAATCTCAACCAAATCAGGATTTAGCGATATAGTCGGATCATCTACCTTTTCATCGTCCAGTTCTACCGTGTGATGCCCGATCAATTGCGCCCAATCCTCTTTCGTCACTGCGATAAAATTGCAGCGCTCACACCGGCCGCCGCGCTCCACTTTGAGGCGGTAGGATAAGTCCTTCCATGGCTTCCGGCAATAAAAAGCATGTACTTTATCCATTACCAGTATCGCTTCCCATCAATATCTTTGTCATGCTCAAAGCGTTTTTCATCCAGCTTTTCTTTTCCAGCGTTCCGGCGCCACTTTTCGCTGCGGCGGTTATTGAGCCAAGCAAGCTGCGCGGTAGTGTCCGGCGGAACATACTTCTGGATTTCTACTTTCTCTACCGTTTCTTCCTCACAGCGTCGGCCGTTTTCATCCCAAAACACGCGTTTGCACTTGACCGCCGCCTCTTCCGTAACATAATAACCAACGCATTTTTTGTGCAGCGAGGTTTCCACTTCATAATCTGTAACCTCTTTACCTTTTTTTAAAGCCTCCGAAATATCCGGATACTTCGACATCCAATCATACAGCGTCGATGAGGTAATTTTTATTTTAGCGGCGATCTCTTTATCTGTCAGGCCATCACGAGCCCATCCCTCCAATAGGATTAAACCTTCAGGTGTCAGCCACTTTTGATACTTGCCTTTCGCCACATCCGTCACCACCTCGCTCTACCTGATATAAACACCGCGGCAGCATGCAGTACGGCACAACCGCCTTGCGGTAATCATTCCACGGGCATTTGATGCACTTCACTGCTTCACGCCTCCAAACAAAAAGGACGGCCCGGAATGGGTCGCCCTGGGATATTCGGTTTGCCGGTCTTTGCAGCGGCCGGTAACTGGTTGCGCGTCTGGTGTGCTCCCTCTATACCTCTGGTCTTTTCTAAGCCAGTGAAATCATCCAGCCAAAACGGAAGGTTTTTAAGTAATCTCCATTGACGCATAAACGTTTGCGATTACAGGCTTTGCACCAACCTCGGCTCCTGAACCGTTGCAAGCTCTGTTGAGATTGCGGCTGGTATGTG